CATTCCCACCTTTCACAAATAAATAAATACAAAAATGATTAACGAGATAATTAGCATACATATAGAAAATGGTCAGCAATTAATAAGTGCAAGAGAACTGCATGAATTTTTGGAAGTTGAAACCCCATTTAGAAAATGGTTTCCAAGAATGTGTGAATATGGATTGAAAGAAAATATAGACTATACCCCGGACAAATTTGTCCACCCCCAAAATAAACAAGAAATTGAAGATTACGCCCTCACATTGGATTGTGCAAAATCAATCTGCATGTTGCAGAGGAATAAGAAAGGCGAAGAAGCCCGTACCTACTTTATTGCTATGGAAAAGATAGCACGTGAAAAAATGATAGCACACGCTCCTGCCCCTCCCGCCGAGTTCACACTAAAGGAAGCCTTACGCATCGCCTACGAAAAGGAAGTCGAAAATGAAAAACAGCGTGAGCAAATTGCCATCATGCACCCGAAAGCAGAATATGTGGATAAGGTGTTAAGTTCGGACAATACCATAAATATCGGCACAATAGCAAAGGACTTAGGAATGTCTGCCGTAGCTCTCAATACTATCCTTCATCAAAAAGGGATTCAATACCGCTCAACGGACGGGCTTTGGATTCTGTACGCCAAATACCAGGATAGGGGTTACACCAAAATTGAAACCACCACCCAAATATCAAGCGAAGGAAAGATAAAGACTTACCATCACCTCAAATGGACGGAACGGGGTAAGGCTTTTATCAATTGGATTGTGAACCCTACCATCCATAAGAAACCCACAAATGATGCAGCAGTGGGAGTACAGGTGAGAACGTGACGAAGAAACTAACTAAACATATTTTCGGGCATGAAAAGGGGAATCATGGGGACGGATGCAATTAAGCTTCGCCCCTATTCCTATTTACACTTACTAGTAATTAAAATAATTACATTTGTGTAAAAATGGCACAATGGCACACATAAAAAAGGAAGATAGCAGAACCACGGAACAGATAAAGGAAGCCGTACTCGAAACATTCCGTGATTGTTGTAATATTACCAAATCATGCAAGAAAAATAGACTTGCACGCAGAACATTCTACAGATGGCTTAATGAGGATGCCGACTTTAAAAAGTCATTCAACGAAGCGGCACAGTTGGCCATAGGCGTATTGGAAGATGAAGCAAAGCGTAGGGCATTGGAAGGTGTAAATGAGCCCGTATATTATTTGGGTAAAAAGGTAGGTCAGGTAAAGAAATACTCCGATACCTTACTGATAGTATTGCTAAAGGCACATGCACCCGAAAAGTACAAGGAACGAAACCATACCGAGTTAACAGGTAAGGACGGGCAACCGATACAGGTTGAAAATTCACAAGTGATTGTTTACCTACCTGAAAACAACAGATAAAATGAAGACAATCAAACCGCAACCCGGTTATCAGGAAGAGTTCCTTTCTTCAAGTGCTGATATAGTCATTGGAGGCGGCTCTGCTGGCAGTGGTAAGAGTTACGCAGCATTATTGGAAGTGGTAAGGCATAAGGAAGTAGAAAACTTCAATGCGATGTTTTTCAGGCGTACCACGGTGCAAATTAGAAACCCGGGTGGATTATGGGATGAAAGTTCTGAACTATATCCATTATTGGGAGCCAAATCCAATTCACAACATCTTACATGGCAGTTCCCTTCAGGTGCATTGGTGAAATTCTCTCATTTGGAACATGAAAAGAATATCTACGACCATCAAGGGGCGCAATACTGCCTAATCATATTTGATGAGGTGACACACTTCACCAAAAAGCAATTCTTTTACCTTCTCTCTCGTAATCGTTCCATGTGTGGAGTGAAGCCTTATGTAAGAGCCACTTGTAACCCTGATCCTGATAGTTTTGTTGCAGAACTTATAGAATGGTGGATAGACCAAGAGGAGAAACTACCTGATGGTACTAATAACCCCAACTATGGACTTCCTATTCCAGAACGAGCTGGAGTGATTCGATATTTCATAGTTGAGAACGAACAATATATTTGGGGCGACAGCAAGGAAGAAGTAATTGCCAAAGCACCACAGATATTTGGCAACGAAGCTTTTGCAGGTGTCAATCCTGACGACCTTATAAAATCTATCACATTCATTCCTGGTAGCATTTATGGCAATAAGGCGTTGCTTGAAAAGAATCCAGAATACTTATCTAATCTAATGGCACAGGATACAGACGAAAAGTCAAGGCTTTTGGAAGGAAATTGGAAGATTAGGGTTGATGCAATGTGTATATTCAACTATCAGGCAGTTGAGAACATGTTCTCAAATATTTACCCTTCAAATGCCAATCAACGTTATATAACTTGTGATGCAGCTCGTTTTGGTCAAGATTTGTGTACTATATGGGTTTGGTATGGTTGGAAGGTAGTAAAATTGATTGTGATGAGTAAATCAGATGCCCAAGAAACGGTTGATAAGATTGAAGAGGAACGTGAGCGGTATGGAATCGTAAAGGGAAAGGTGATAGTTGACCAAGATGGGGTAGGAGGTGGCGTTGTTAGGTTGGGTAGATATATTGGTTTCTCTGGTGGTCATCCACCTTTGCCTGATCCTGGCACTAAAATAAAAGAGAACTACAAAAACTTAAAGACTCAATTGTATTACCGTTATTCGGAAAAGGTTAATAATGACGAAGTAAGTATGTGCCTAAGCAATGAGAATGTGGTGGTGGACGGTTGTTTCGGTGTTAAGATTAAGCTTAATAAAAAGATGTATGATATAAGGGATTTGATAAAACAGGACCATCGTGCCATCAAAAAGAAGGATGTAGATAGTGAGGGAAAAAAGCAAATAAATAGCAAGGAAGAGCAAAAGGTATTGTTGCGTGGTCGTTCGCCCGATTTCAGCGATGGAGCCTCCTTACGTGGATGGTTTGAGTTTAATAGTGGCAGTATGAATGTAGGTAATGCGAGAAATTCGGTTTTTGATTATTAAGATAATCGGTGAATAGACAAAAAAAATATAGTAAATGTTTGGAAATATCCAAATGAATTTACTATATTTGTGGTGTGATACGGTTGAAGATAGAGTTAGGAAAATTCAAGTTAGACCTTACAATTAAGTTGTCACTTGGATTAATAACAAAAGTGCTACAACACTGGCGTTAGGCTCGGGGAGGGGATTAAATCCTCTCCCTTCTTCAACCTTTCATAATACAAAGTTAGTGAATATTATGAACTGGTTTAAAAAAATAATTGATGCCTACAAGAAGGGTGAAACCATCCATGCTGAAATAGAGCTGGATGAACGTCATATTTATTTGATTATTGCATTGGTCGTATTTACACTATTAAAGATTTTCTTATGGAAGTAAAAGGAACACGTGAGGCTTTCTCACTTATTATTGAAGAGAAGAATGTTTACTTGAAATTGGGGGTAACAAGAGCCACTGTCAGCACATATAAGCAATATCTAAGGGAGGGTAAATCCATAAGCCTTGATAAGATGGAAGAGATGCTAACAAAATATGGGGCTACTGTGGCTCAAGAAAAGGTTTGGAAGATTTAGTTTAATCAATAAAAATTTATACTATTACATACCCATCATAGTTGGTGGGTTTTTTGTTTCAATAATTCTCCATTACTACCAAACGTGCCATAATTACCTATCTTTTTCGTTGTAACATCTTTATTCCAAAAAATAAAACTATTTGTGTAATTGAAATAATTACTTTTACACTCAAATTATAATTTATGTCACAAACTCCATTCAAAGCAGAGAAAGAAATAATGTTATCAATCCTACAGGCTGCATGTGATGACATTGAAGCTGGGATAATCAATCCACAAGCTTTTCAAATAAAAAACAATGTATTGCGTGACTTGAAAAAGCACATTAACATCATATCCACTCACTTGGATATTGACATTCATAACAAGCACAAGGTTATTATCGAACCAGTAAAATCAGCCCCCGTAACATCCCTATTTGGAAAGAAGCTAGTTTTTAAGGATAAGCCTTCCAACTCTATCAAGACTACTGAAAAGATTGTTGAGATTGAAACCGAAAAGCAGTCAGAGGAATTAAAGAACAGGTTTGTAGTAATGTCAATCGAGGACATCTTAAATACGTTTGATGATGTTCAGATTGAAGGAGTTGCCAATCTAATGGACGTTGAAAGGGATAAGGATGATAGCAT